TCTTTTGCTAGGATTAGGCCATGCCTACTACTAAAAAAGAGAAACTAAACGGAGCTGTCAGCCTTTGGTCAAACAGCTATAACGCCCCAACCGGATACGGCCAGCAAGCCACACACTTGCTAGACAACCTCAAAAGGTCTGGGCTCGATGTCCAGATGTTGTCGAACTACGGACTCGAAGGTGTGCCAACAACTGTCCAAACAGCTTATGGCAAAGTGCCACACTTCCCAAGAGGCATTGACCTTTACAGCAACGATGCTGCACCGATAGATCACGCGAACCTCATTGCCAAAGACCCTGACAAGCCAAACCTGTTTATCAGCCTTTACGATGTTTGGGTTATGCAATCTAAGGGCTACGACAAGTTCCCTATTGCCTCATGGGTGCCACTAGATCATGTTACTATGCCACCAAAGGTTGAGCAGTGGCTTCGCAAGCCTAATGTCACACCTATCGCGATGGCACCTCATGGCGTTAGGCAGATGACAGCCAAGGGCATCGAGTGTGAGTATGTCCCTCACGCTGTTGACACAAAGGTTTACAAGCCAACCTTTGAGATTGGCAAACACGCCATCAACGATTACCTTGGTATCAAAGAGGATGAGTTCCTTGTCGGAGTTGTTGCAGCTAACAAGGCCAGCGGTCTGATTCATAGGAAAGCTTTTGGCGAATTGCTGATGGCCTTTAGCATCTTCTCTAAACAGCAACCTGACGCTTTGCTTTATCTCCACACCGACCCTTATGGAATGGCAGGGGGCTGGAACCTTATTCAGATTCTGCAATCGCTCGGTATTCCAAAAGACAAGGTGCTACTGCCCAACCCACAGGACTACCGCTTTGGAATGTCTAAGAAAGACCTTGCAGCTATCTACACCAGGATGGATGTGCTACTTGCCCCTAGCTACGGCGAAGGCTTTGGAGTGCCGGCACTAGAGGCTCAGGCTTGTGGCACTAGAGTCATCGGATCTAACTGGGCTGCAACTCCTGACCTAATCAGCGAGGACTCATGGCTTACCGATGGACAGCCAAGCTGGGATGCAGGGCAAGATGCCTGGTGGCAGACACCTAACATCCCAAGCCTTGTCAACGCCCTCAAAGAGTCTTACTACGCAAAGCGAGGCCCATCACAGGTTGCCATTGACTTTGCTAAAGACTTTGACATCGAAACTGTCTGGGATAAGCATTGGGTTCCGGTGCTAAAGAAACTACTCAAGTGATTGCTTGGATAAGCCATCACCTGCCTGAGTTTTGGCAAGGCAAGCTTGTCGGCGGTGCAGAGATGACCGATGCCACCTTGCTCGAGGATGCACCTGTTGAAGTAAAGACATTCTTGCCAAGCCAATGGCGTGAGGCTATGGAGTTTGACCAGATAGTCATAACCGGAACAGACCTGCTAGATGCAGAGGCAATGACAGAGCTGGCAAAGAAACAACCAGTTGTCGCGGTCCATCACTTACAAACAAGAACTCAGGAAAGAGCCAACCTATTCAACTCAGCTAAAGTGCTTATCTGCCGAACACCTAAACACCTAGAGCTTGAGCTTGAGTGGACTAACCCCAAGGCAAGTACCTGGATTGTTTCGCCACTAGATCCGAATGATTTTACAGCCAAACCCAAAGAGGATTTTGCACTATGGGCTGCAAGATGGCATCCTCAAAAGGGTCCAGAGCAAGCTATTCAGTGGGCACAGCAAGAGAACCTGAAGCTGATTATGATGCATGACAAGACAAGGGCAGAAGTGCTAGAGGCTATGAGCCGAGCCAAACACTTTGTATTCTTACCACAAGGCTTTGATGCCGAACCAAGATCAGTTGTTGAGGCAGTCTTGTCAGGTTGCCAGGTATACACCAATGACCTAGCTGGCATAAGCTCAATACCTAACTGGCGTGACCCACAAATCCTGACCAAGCTGGTCACTAATGCAAAGGAACTATTTTGGCAGACAGCTCTCAACTAAACAAGACAACGATCAGTATTGTCCTAGCCATCTGGGGCGAGGGCTACTCACAATTCCTACCTCAATGGTTTGAGGCTGCTCAAAAGCTAGAAAGAGATTATGACGAGATTGTTGTTGTCACAGATAACAAAAACGCCAGTGCAGTCTTATCTGCCATAACCGACTTCTCCAAGATACGAATTAGGGTTGAGGAACACACCGAGTTTGCTGGCTACTGGAATAGGGCTATTGACCTAAGCACAAGCAAGTGGATTGCCTTTTGCTGTGCTGATGATTACTTCTTGCCAGAGGCTCTAAACGAGGTTGATGAAGCCGACCAGTTGGATGCCAACTTGATACTCGATAACTTGATTCACAAGGGTACCAATGTTAGACAAACCGCTTACTGGGATCAAGCCAATGTAAAAACTGACTTCAGGCTAATGGGTGGAAACACCATAACTAAGCGACTGTGGGAAGCAGCAGGTGGATTCCCAACAGGTTTCCAGTTCGCTGACTGGGGCTTTGCTCTAAGGCTTGCTAAGACAGGTCTAGTGAAAACCTATGCTGCCACTACAAATCGAATTGTCTATGATGTCGGTTATGACCGCCACACCATGTCAGGAGCAAGCCTGTCAACTCAAGATAGGGCCAATGGACAATCTCAGATAGACAACCTGGCCAGAGAGCTAGGGCTTTAGAGAGTATCCTTTTATCGGATAGACTAGGACAATTATGGCAATCACAAACGGCTACGCCACCTTGGCTCAGGTAAAAGCAGCACTCAGAATCACAGACAGCGTTGATGACCCACTATTAGAGATGGCTATTGAGTCAGGCTCTAGGGCTATTGACGGATACGCCAACCGGAACTTCTACTCATCCGGCTCGGCAGTCAGAGTCTTTACACCTAGCGACAGCTTTGTCACAGAGATTGACGATTTAATCAGCCTGACAACTCTAAAGACAATGACCGATGATGACTCCAACTTTGACACAACTTGGAGCTCTAGCGACTACCAGCTTGAGCCACTAAACGGCAGAGCTGACGGACTAATCTCATCCTTCACAAGCATCAGAGCTGTTGGAGATTACCTATTCAGCCAATTCGAGCAAGAGGCAACTGTGCAGGTCACAGGTGTTTGGGGTTGGGCAGCAGTCCCAATCTCAGTGACCCAGGCAACAGTCATTCAGGCATCGAGGATCTACAAGCGACTAGACAGCCCACTCGGTGTTGCAGGTATCTCTGACATTGGAATCATGAGAGTCAGCAACAGGCTAGACCCAGATGTTGCCCAGCTTGTTGACCCACTACGCAGAATCAGGTTTGCATAGTGGCAAGCATTACCGACCTACGGACAGCTATTGCTACAAACCTAGGCACCATTGTCGGGCTTAGAACCAGCCCAGAGATGCCAGACAACCCAAACCCACCAATCGCCCTAGTCAGGCCTGTGACAGTTGAATACAACCAGGCGATGGCCAAGGGTCTAACCAAATACAGCTTTGTCGTTGTTGTTATTGTTGGCCGAGCCGATGAGAGAACAGCACAGAGATCGCTTGATAACTACTGCTCATCAACAGGGTCCTCAAGTATCAAGAACGCAGTAGAATCAGATAAGACACTTGGTGGCAATGCCTACGATTGCCGAGTGACTGAAATGAGAAATTACACCCCCATCCAGCTAAACGAAGGCACTTACCTAGCAGCGGAGTTCGCTGTTGATGTGTTTGCCGACTAGGAGAAAAACAAACAATGCCAAAGTTCATCGCCACAAACTACAATGTCACAATCAACGGCACAGACTTTAGTTCCTCACTTGCATCGGTTGAATTGCCGATTGAAGTAGAAACTCAGGACACTACCGCTTTTGGTGCAACATTCCGTACCGCAATCGCAGGATTGCAGACCGGCTCAATCACCCTAGAGTTCCACCAGGACTTTGGAGCAGGAGCCATTGACACAGTTCTTTACCCACTACTAGGCACAAACGCCACAGTGACAGTACGCCCAGCAGGAACCGCTACAAGTGCAACCAACCCTGCCTTTACTGGTACTTACCTTGTGACCCAGTATTCCCCATTCAACTCAACCATCGGTGACCTCGCCACACTATCTGTGACCTGGCCTCTAAATGGTGCATTGACAAGGGCAACAGCCTAAGACCATGCAAATCCCATTCATAGTTGAGTTTGTGGATGGTAATAAAGAAAAGGTTGTCACTGGCACCCCAGACTTTATTGCCTTCGAAGAGAAGTACAACTTGGCCATCACGACTATCCAGTCGGACCCTCGCCTAACCTACCTGAGCTTCATTGTTTGGAACTCGCTCCGCAGAACCAAAAGGACTGACAAATCCTTTGAGGACTTTGTGGAAACTCTAGACACAATCTCTGGCGATGATGCAGACCCAAAAGTCTAAAGATCAAGGGGCTAGGAGCTACTAGTCAGCACTACCTGATCGCTTACTTGGCCTGTGAAACAGGGATTGCACCCTCGGCTCTACTACAAGAGTCCGAGCGTATGCTTTTTACGATGCAAATGTATCTAAAGGGCAAAGCAGAACAGATGAGGCAATAATGATAAAGAGTATGTCAGTCGAGGTCTACGGCATTAGGGAAACCCTTGCCGAGATCCGCGATGTAGACAAAGACCTATTCTTTGAGATTAGGGCCTTCATGAAGCGAGCCGGTGACACCCTTGGTCGCAGGATTCAGGGCAACATTCCGCTGCTTGCACCTATTCGAGGCTTTAGGCACAATGGCCGAACAGCCTGGCGTGGTGCTACAACCAAGACAAATGTAAGTGGTCGTAATGCTAGAGCTGGCATGGATGGTGCAACACCCCTTCTCCAGGTAGTTGTAAATGGTGCAGCAGTAAGCATCGCTGACATGGCAGGTCGCGGTGGGGGTAAGACTCGCTTGCAGACCACAAGGACTTACGAGTGGAAAGGCACTACTCGTAGGCACACTGTCACTACTCAGGGTCAAGAGATGATCAAGGCTTTAGGCATGAGCCCATCTCGATACATCTACCCAGAGGCCGAGCAGTCGGTTCCATTCATTCAGGGCTATGTGTTGCAGGGTGTTGAGCAATACACCAACAAGCTCAATAGAAACATTGAAGTGATTGGGAACCGATAATGGCCGGCATAAAAATCAACATCCTGAGCAACTTCAATGCTCAAGGATTCAGCAAGCTACAAAGGGAACTCAAGCGACTTGACACTCCTATCGAGAAGCTTGGGGCAGTCACTAGATCTCTAGCCCCTGCTGCACAGATTGGCCTTGTGGCTTTGACAGCCCTTGGTGCTTCTGCCCTTAGAGCAGCCGAGGATGCACAGGTAGCTGACCGCAGACTTGCCAGCGTTGCAGACTCCATGAACCTATTTGGAACTCAGACCGGTGCAGTGACTAAGCGACTACGCGACTTTGCAGACGCAACGATGAAACAGACCGCGATTGACGATGAGGTCATCAAGGCAACACAAGCCAAACTACTTACCTTCAAGAACCTAGCTCAGACTGCCGATGTTATGGGTGGGGCTATGGATCGAGCTACCCTAGCTGCTATTGACTTGGCAGCAGCAGGATTCGGCTCGGCAGAAACTAACGCCACTCAGCTTGGTAAAGCTTTGCAAGACCCTATCAAGGGAATTACTGCCCTAGCCCGAGCTGGTGTGACATTCACCGAGCAAGAGAAGGCAAAGATAAAGGTCTTGGTCGAGTCGGGCAAGATGCTTGAGGCTCAGGACATGATTCTGTCAGCTATCGAAACTCAGGTTGGTGGCACCGCTGCTGCTACTGCAACAGGCTCGGCAAAGATGGCGGTGGCCTTTGGTGAGATGCAGGAAGCTATCGGAAACGCTTTGTTGCCAGTGCTTGAACAGCTTGTGCCACTTATCACCGGACTGTTTGACTTTATTGCTAAGAACTCAGTTGTAGTGTCTGTGCTTGCAGGTATCTTTGGAGCTTTAGCTGTTGCCATCCTTGGTGTGAACTTTGCCCTAAACGCCAACCCGATTGTCAAGGTCATCACCTTAGTTGCAGCTTTGGCTGCCGGTGCTGTTGTCTTGATCAACTACCTGGTCGGCTTGTCTGGTGGCTGGGGCAAGTTGTTTGAGGCTATGCAGAAGGGCTTGGCTGAGGTCGGCAAGTTCTTTGGAACTGTCTTTGATTCAATCAGCAACTTAGTCGTTGGAGTAATCAACGGCCTAGCCACAAGGTTTGAGAACTTTATCAACACAATCATCAGTGGGCTAAACGGCATCATCAGCCTTGCCAATGCTGCCCTTGCAATAGTGTCAACAGTCACAGGTGGAGCTGTAAACATTCAGGTCCCAAAGGTGCCAACTGTCGTTATCCCAAAGGTGCCAGTAAAGACCCCAGCAAAGATACCTACCAAGATCCCTAAGCTTGCTCTCGGCGGTATCGTTATGCCACAGCCAGGTGGAGTGCTTGCCAACATTGCTGAAGCAGGACAACCTGAAGCTGTTATCCCACTAAACAAGATGGGCCAATACACAAACAACAAGCCACAGAATGTTTACAACATAAATGTCAACGGCGGTGTTGGCTCTGGCTCGACTATCGGTAGGGCAATCGTTGAGGCTATCAAGTCCTACGAGCGTACTTCTGGTGCTGTCTTTGTGGGAGCATAATGCCAGCCCCAGCAGTCAAAGTTGAACTAGGTCTAAACCTCGGTCAGGCAGACCCTTTTGCCTTTACCCTCAATGACGCAATCAAAGGTGTCCTAGACAACACAAGCTTTACCCTTGGTGGCGAGAGATACTTTGACATCTCCGACAGACTGATTGCTACAAGCACAGCTCGCGGTAAGAACCAGGCACTAGATCGTATTGACGCTGGAACCTCGAGCATTGTTGTTGACAACTCAGACCGACACTTTGACCCCTTGTATCCCAACGGCCCTTACTTTGGTCAGCTCATCCCTCGCCGAACTGTAAGAATCACCTGCAATGACCAGCCAGTCTTTATCGGTGCCATAGATGACTTTGACATTGTTTACGCACCAAGCAACCGGTCACAGGTTCGCATAGATGTATCCGATGCCTTCTCGACTTTGACTAACTCAGGGCTTGAGGAGTTTACCCCTACTGCCCAGCTCTCAGGTGCTCGCGTGAACGCTGTGCTTGACAGACCCGAGGTTGACTGGCCAGCAGCCGAAAGAGAGATTGATACCGGCAACTCAACAATGCTGGGGGCTCTCGTAGCTGAGGGAACCTCGGTGCTTGAGTATCTGCAACTTGTAAGCAACTCAGAGTTCGGTGACTTGTTTATTGGCAAGGATGGCAAGGTCGTATTCCGCGAGAGAAACTCTGTACCCAACACGCCTAACCTAGTCTTTACCGATGAGGTCGTTGCTGGTGTTTACCAGGGCATCCAGTTCGCCAGCGTAAACAATGTCTATGGATCTGAGAACCTTTACAACCGCATCCTTATCAGCAACGCTAGTAGCCCTATCCTTGAGGCCTCGGCTTCTGATACTGAGTCGCAGACTGTCTATGGTCCTCGAAGCTACTCACAGAGCAACTTGCTTGTTGCAAGCCAGTCTGAGTTGCAGTTCTTGGCAGATTACTTGCTTGCCAGATTCAAAGAACCTCAGTACCGCTTTGAGGCTGTGACAGTAGTGATGGACACGCTGACTTTAGACAATCAAAATGCTGTCCTAGATCTCGAGATTGGTGACATTGTGCAGGTTCGCTTTGAGCCTTCCGACATCCCACCGGCCATCGAGCAGTATGTCAGGATCATCGGCATTAGCCACGACTGGACCTCAACCAGCAAGAACATTACCTTTGCCCTAGAACGCCTTGACTTTGCCATCTTCATCCTAGACAACCCTGTCCTTGGCGAGCTGGACAATGACCGCTTGGCCTACGAGTAGTAAACTAAAACGAGAACAAAAGGAAACCAATGCCAAGAAAAACCTTTACCGCTGGTGAAGTCCTAGCAGCTGCTGATGTGAACTTATACCTCAGCAATGAGGTGACACTCACTGCCTCTACTGCTACCTCTTACACAGTGCTTACCTCTGACCGCTACAAGATCCTAGAGTTTGACTCTGCCTCTAACAGCACAGTAACTATCGGAACTGCCACAGCTTTCCAAGCTGGCGAGCGTGTTGACATCTTGCAAGATGGTGCTGGAACTGTCAGAATCACTCGTGATGGGACAGCCGTTAGCCTTGCTGGTCGAGGAACCGCTGGAACTGCTTACACTATTGGTCAGCGTTATGACGCTGTATCTGTTATCTGTGTGGGTACTAACTCTTACCGCATTATTGGTAACGCAACGGCGGTTTAGTCATGGCACTTAGTCCATTAGGTATTTATAGTGCTGCTGGGGCTTCAGTAGCGCTTGCGGTTGAGTTTTTAGTTATCGCTGGTGGCGGTGGCGGTGGTCGAGGTAGCGGTGCGGCCAACGACTTTATCGCCGGTGGTGGAGCTGGAGCTGGTGGCTATCTAACTAACACAGCAGTTCTATCTCGATTGACAAATTATTCTGTAACTTGTGGTGCTGGTGGAGCTGGGGCTTCGACAGACAACACAAGCGGTACAAATGGTGTAAACAGTATCTTTTCAACTAATACTGCGGTAGGCGGTGGAGCTGGTGCTAAAGCTCAACTAGCTGGCCTTGACGGTGGCTCAGGTGGTGGTGGTGGTGCTGACCAAATCGTTCGTGCTGGTGGTACTCCAACTTCTGGTCAAGGATTTGCCGGTGGTAGTAGCTCAGGTATTTCAGGAGCAGGAACTTCTGGTGGTGGTGGTGGTGCTAACCAAGTTGGTTCCAACGGAGATAATTCTACGAGCGGTAAAGGTGGAGATGGTTTAGCTTCTTCCATTACTGGAACTTCCGTAACAAGGGGCGGTGGTGGCGGTGGTGCCAGAGGAGCTGGTTCTCGCACACACGGAGCTGGTGGTACTGGCGGTGGTGGAGCTGGTCAAACTGTTGCTGGTGTAGCTGCTGTTTCTGGAACTGTCAATACAGGCGGTGGTGGTGGTGGTACATTTACCAATACAGCAGGTAGCGGTGGTTCTGGAGTTGTCATTCTTAGCTATCCAACAGCCTTTACAATTACGATTGGTGCTGGACTAACAGGAACCACCTCAACTTCTGGCGCAAATAAAGTGACTACAATTACTGCTGGTAGCGGAAACGTTAGTTGGGCATAATGGCACATTACGCATTTTTAGATGAAGAAAACTTAGTTACAGAAGTAATAACAGGCATTGACGAAACCGAGCTAATCGAGGGCTTACACCCTGAAACTTGGTATGGAAACTTGCGAGGACAAGTTTGTAAAAGAACAAGCTACAACGGAAACATAAGAAAAAACTACGCAGGAATTGGTTTCACTTATGACCCTGACCTTGATGCTTTTATCGCACCTAAGCCTTATGATTCTTGGATTCTTGACGAAGCAACTTGCCAATGGCAAGCACCCGAACCTTATCCGTCTGACGGACTTCTTTATGCTTGGAACGAAGCAATAACTAGCTGGGTACTATCAACAGTAACAGGAATGTAATGGCTGAGGAAACAACTGGGGTACGCATTACCCAGCAGATGATCTACCAAAAGCAAATAGAGATGAACGACACTCAGCTCAAGATGCTGGTCAAGCTAGACAACCTAGATGATGTGCCGGACAGGATTAGAGAGGTTGAGCTGTCCTTGGCTCGCCTTGCCTGGATAGAAAAGATCGCCTACACAGGCCTTGCTGCTGGTGTTGTTGCCCTTATTGGATCGCTACTAAACATGATTGGAACAATGTGAAAACTAAACCTCAGATGCCCCTAGACGGCAAGTTTGGCAAAGACTGGAAAGTCACCTCACCTTTTGGCTGGCGTATTCACCCAATCGAGAAGTATAAGAAACACCACAATGGCGTTGATCTATGGGGACCAAAGGCAAAGATTTGGAACGAAGCCTGGCATGATGGCACAGTCGTTGCTGCCGGTACCTCAAAGCTAAAGAACCCAGATGGCTCACTTGGTGGGGTTGGCTACTATGTTGACATTCGCTCAAAGATAAATGGCGAGTGGTACACAGCTCGTTATGCCCACATGGTTGAGAACTCTCTAACTGTTGTAAAAGGCGAAAAGGTCAAGGCCGGAACTCGCTTGGGCATCATGGGCAACACTGGTGCATCTGCTGGCCGACACCTACACTTCGAGATCTGCAAGGGCAAGTACCTAAAGTGGACCTCTGACGGCAAGGGCTATGTTGACCCTCTAAAGTTTGTCAAAGCCACTATCGCTAAGTGGGAACTCGATGCTGAGGTTGGATTGCCAACACCTGACACAGGTGAGGTTGCCCCTGCCCCAGTTCACGAGCCAGTCCAAGTAGTCAAAGCCCCTAAACCCCCAAAGGTGCAACCGAAACTTGCTAAATAACTTAGCCAAAAAGAAAAGCCTACGAGTCATGCTTGTAGGCTTTTTTTTATTCTTTATGATCTGGCAGCCTACCCCTGCCTATGGTGCTCAAGCTTGGGCAACCATCACTTGTGCCGACTCGACTGGCACTCAGCAAACCTTTACAGTTGGATGGGAAAATGAAAACAACTACTTCTTGGATAAAGGCAACATTCCCCAGCACTTTTGCGAGGGTGGCTATGCTGGTCAGCTCACCACTTTTGTTGGCGTTGTATCTAGTGACGGCACTGAGCTGGACCCTGCTTTGCTTTACCATCCTGGTTATCTTGCTCCTGATCCTGTGGCCCCCACTCCTAGCCCTGAAGCTGTACAAGAAACTCAAACGACAGTAAGGACAGATGATGTCGAACGAACCGAAACAGTTGAACGCACCGAAGATGTGGCTCGCACTGAGGAAGTTGTCAGAGAGCCTGAGCCAGTGGCTCCGGTGGCTCCCATAGCCCCAGAGCCCGAACCTACCCCAGAACCTACCCCCACACCTACGCCAGAACCAGAACCTAGTCCCACAAGCCCTGTAAAGCCTGTAGAGCCGACAAAGCCCCCAGAGGTCATAACACCTACCCCAGAGCCTACTGAGCCCCCTACGAGCCCTACAGAGCCGACAATTTTGAGTGAGCCTAGCCCTGAGCCTGAATTGCTAGAGGAAACAATAAGCATCGAACTAGCGTTAGAAGCTGTCGGTAAACTTGTAAACAACCTACGCTCAATCGGGTCGGATCTAAGTCCAGAAGTACGAGAACAGGCACAGCAAGTAATTGTTGCGTCTGTAATCGTCACCCAGGTCGCTCTAGCAGGTAGGAAACCTTGAAGTTTATCAAAGACCAACTAGATCAAGCTTGGACAATTCTGGGCTTAGGCATCGCTTGGGTCGTACTTGAGGGCACAGCTAAAGACTTTGTTGGTTGGGCCATCCTCATCACAATCGCTATTTGGGCAGCAACTTACCCCCTACGAAAGGACTGACCTATGTGGTTAGACATCGCACGCAGAACTCTAGCTGTAATCATCTTGAAGGTCACAGGCATCTTTGTCGGTGGAGCAGTTATCGGTCTTGAGGTAGCTCAGGCAGTAGCTATGGCAGCCTTCGCTGGAATCATTGATGTAGCTCAGGAGCTCTCACGCTCATACCTGGCTGATGGTCAGATTGACGCTGATGAGATCAACAAGTCCTTTGGCAAGATTGCCGAAAAGACTGACAAGAAAAGCTAACCCCTTAGCTTCTGTCTTTCATCGGCAGTAGTGCCACCCCAGATGCCTACCATCCCTGCTGACAGGGCATAGTCAAAGCACCTTAGCCTGACCGGACAGTCGTTGCAGACTTCCTTAGCTACGGCAATCAGCTTTTTACGCAGATACACATCTGGCTCATCTTCAGGGAAAAAACACTCTGGCAGTTGACTGCACTCAACGCCCCCATTCTCGCTGATCGCGTGTTGCAGCTCAATGTATTTGCGTTCCAGTTGTCTAAATGTCATAGGCCGACACTAGAGTAAAAACACGATAAATAGCAAACCCACGCCGAGAGAGTTAGCGTGGGCTTGCCGACAAGGAAAGAGAGGGAAACCTTGCCAGTTTCTAAGCTACCAACCGAGATAAACGAGTTGCAGGATGCAGTCCTGCTAGGTGACTTTGCCAACGGCTCAGCGGAGTGGCACTCACTACGCAATGAACCAGGTACAGTCGGTGGCTCAGACATCGCTGCTATTGCCGGACTCAGCACTTGGGAATCAGCCATAACTAAGTGGGCTAAAAAGACAGGTCAGATTCCTGATGAAGTAGAACCCAACATGAGCATGAAGCTCGGCACAAAACTTGAGGCACCTATCTTGGAACTGTTTGCCGATGAGCACCCTGAGTTAGAGATCTACGAAACAGGCACATGGGCAAACAAGACCTACGACTGGGCTAGAGCAAACCTTGACGGACTTTACAAAGATGCTGACGGCAACTGGGGCATCATCGAGGTCAAGTTCTCTCGCGACTACTGGACACAAGTGCCACAGTCTTATCGAGCACAAGTGCTTTGGTACATGAAGGTGTTTGGCATTAGGCGAGCCAAGCTTGTTGCACTAGCTGGCTCTAGCTACATGGAGTTTGACATTGAGTGGGATGAGTTTGAGGCAAACACACTTTGGGAGTCTGCCCTTAGATTCCGGCAAGCTTGCCTAAATCTAAAGATGCCTGACTGGGATGGGTCTAACTCGACACTAGAAACTATCCGAGCACTTAGCCCAAACATCGAGGATGGCGAGGCTGACTTGGATGAGCTTGGGGTGCACTACTTCAACGCTGTCAATGACGCAGAGAAGGCTAACAAGCTAATGACAGACCTGAAGGCTAGAGTTATCAAAGCAATGGAAGGTAAGAAGCGAGGCATCATCTACGGCGAGCACCTGCTTAGTCTTAGATCAAGAGCCGGTGGAGCACCTTACTTGCACCACGAGAAGGGTAAGTAAATGGCACAGTTCAACCTCAACGATTACGAAACAGTCGAGCAACGCATTAAGCGTTTTTACAAGGACAACCCTGACGGCAGAATCATCACCGAGAATCAAACAACCCTGCAAGACCGACAGGTGAGCACTTGGGTAGTCATGGCAAGCGTGTACCTAAACAACGAAACCGACAAGCCAAAGGCAACAGGTCTAGCTTTTGAGGTTGATGGTCAAGGCATGGCTAACAAAACATCTGCACTAGAGAACGCTGAAACATCTGCCATCGGTAGAGCACTTGCTAACGCCGGATACTCAGGCAACAAGCGAGCCACACGCGAGGAGATGGCCAAGGTTGCAAGGGATAAAAAACCAAGTGCAACTGCAAAAGATTGGCTCGCAATGGCAGCAGAATTAGGCAATGACCTTGATGGTTTACGCTTGCTATACAGCGAGGCCAAGACTGGTGGGGCTGACACAGCAACGCTAGACAAGATCAAGGACATCGCTAATGGACTATCAGGCTCAAAGGATTCTGCTTAGTTCCATACTCGAAGTGCAAGAGTGTCTGCATGAGCAATACGAGAAGGGTGAGCTAGACATCCTCACCGACCTATGGCGATTACAAAGAGAGAAAGCTAGAAGGCTAAGAGATGGAAATTATTACACCAGGCCACATAGTCCAGGAGCTACAACGCCTGACAAGCGAGATGGACAAGGGAGCTAACGCACTCTACGATGCAGAGTGCAAGATGGCTGATGCCGATGCTGCTTATGACAAGGCAGTGTCTTTAGCCTTCCTGAACAACGCTGGCACTGTGGCAGACCGGCAAGCTGTGGCTAAGTTGCAGGCAGTAGAGGAAAAGCTAAAGGCTGATCTAGCCAAAGCCGAATACAACAGAGTCCGAACCAAGCTAAAAACCTTGTCAGACCAAGCCACAATGATGGCAGTTATCAGCAAAAATGTCGAAATACAGTGGAAACACGCCTAGCTGGTAGCCTACTTGGGTGATTGCCGAAACCTGCTCATGTG